AGCATGGCAAGGTTCTATTAAATTCCGATTTAATGTTGTATGCTCAGAATATCATAGAGGACGTTTACGTTTGGTTTATAACCCTAGGACTAATCCTGCGGGACCTATCCCATATAATAACGTTTATTCTACGGTCATCGATATTTCTGAAGATCGTGATTTTGAATATGAAGTTAAATGGGCTGATATTAAGGCCTGGGCAACAAATGTACCGCTGTATGATACTGCATATCAGAGCAACATGTTTGCTGATCTTGTTCCTGTTTCAGCCGGACATGATACTGATAATGGATCATTATCTATATATGTAGTTAATGAATTGGCTACACCAGGTGCTTCCACCGCGGATATTAAAGTCCAAGTATGGGTAGCTGGAGGTGATGATTTTGCCGTAGCTGTTCCCACATCTGCTGGACTTGATCCATTGTCTGTATTTCCAAGACCACAATCTGGGTCTGAATTGATTTATACAAATCAATCTGAAGAAGAAGTATTGGCTACCACACAGGATGATTCCAATGCTCCTACTGAAGTCACGCCTATACCGACTTTTGGAGATTATCTTGAAACTGACAATCAATTTCTAGTATATCAAGGTGAACAAATTGTATCCTTTCGCGAATTATTGCGTAGGTATAATTATTCACAATCTTGGTGGCCTAGTGATGCAGGTGGAGATAATCCCCGTATTTTGACCACTCCGCTTTCAATATTTCCACCATATCGTGGTCATGATCCTGGTGGGAGGGATTCTACTACTGGTGTTGCTAATTATACTTTTTCTGGTGAAACGTTGTTAAATTATTTAACACCTGCTTTTGCAGTACAACGTGGTGCCATTAGACATAAATTTATTGCTGCTGGAAAATATCCTGCTGGTGCTTTGCTCTCAGCACAGCGCAACCAAGCGGCACCTATTATTGTAGGTAATGCTTCAGCAGTTTTGTTGAACAATGTCAATACTGGAGACAGGAAAAGGGTTATGTTTCTTATGAAACGTAATGGTTTTGCAGGTTTGCATATGACACCTATTAGGCAGAATCCTATATTAGAAGTTGAAGTCCCTTACTATTCTTTAGGTAATAGATTTGAACCCGGAAGAATGGTTCATAAAACTTCAGAACCAGTACAAACTATGAACGTTTCTTCTGAAGTTGATAACGTCGATCCTGGAGGTACTCGTATTGACGATTATGTCAGTATTGGTGAAGATTTTCAGGTAGGATTATTTGTCGGAGCACCCACAATGTACGGATATGTGGATCCCGTAGCTTAGTTCACGATGGGGTGACAAAGCTAGTCTGTTGGACTCAAAACAACAAAGTTAATTGAACTATAAACAACATAAGAGATTATTCTATATTGAATAATCAGGATACTATACGGCGATCGTATAGGGGTAATTATTTACAACAA